GATTTTCCTAAAGCTGCCGAGTTAGTATACATTGCTAATTTGAATGAATTACCGCCTGGGTTACTAAAGTTATGAGTCGCCTCTAATAATTCTTTTTTGAAAGAATTACATATTGCGTTAGTTGTTATAGCCATTTTATCTCCTTAATTTTATGGTGACGGTGAAGGTATTTTAATTCGAGGAACTCCACTGTCGTATTCTCCTCTTCTTCGTCTACCCATTTGTTGTAGACCAAAAGCTTGTATGCTTTGATTATACCTGTCAGAATACAATTTGTATAGATCTTCAGGTCCTTTTAAAAATCCAAAGCACTCTCTCAAAACCCCGTAAAGCAACATTGCTTCTTGATGCTCTGATAAAAAAGTGTTTGTTGTGCTATTAAAGTGAGGTGGATCTTTAATATAATTAATTTGTATTTGAAATGCTGCATTAGGAGTAGGTGCTAACAGAATATTTGTTTCATCCCAATTAGCAAAGTATTTTGGTGTGCCTGTAACTGTCTCGTTTGGAGCAAATTCTGCAATAAAACTAGTATCTTTTTTTTCTAAAAAATCTCTTACATTAGAACTTATTATTTGAACAGATCTTAGAATTAAAAGGTCTGATGGCATAGATACATATCTATTTCCATTAGTTGTGTTTGAGGTTGCGTATTTTCTTAAATCGTCATAATCCACTTGTCCTGCAATATCTAACTCTACGTTCCTAATAAACTGATCTAATAGCGTGTCGCTAAGAACATTACTATCTACCTCTGTATAATTTCTGACTTGAGTTAAAAATGTTGAATGTGTTATGGCCATTATGAAATACTCACTGTTACAAGTCCCACTCTTGCAGAAGCTTCTCTTCTTCTGTTTTGTAATGAAGGATCTCTTGGTTGCATAGTTTGTAAAGAAGTTGTTATGCCATTGCCCGTAACCTCTGTTCCAAAAGTTTCAAAAGCGAAGTCCCCAGGTAAAGTAAGATTAGCTACACCTACAGAAGTTCCTCCTGAGTCAGCTAATGTATTATCATTAGAAGCTACAGTCCTTGGTTGTTGAAATCTCATTGATCTAACCTTTTGTAAAGCTATAGCATCAGCAGTAACTTTTTTTCTTCGTATCTGAGGATGTTTTTCCTCGTATTCAGAAATATGTACAAATGACCCATTCCATTCTGTAACCATCTCTTGATATGGAAAAGCTTGTCCGCTTCTATCAGATATTGCTTGTGATCTATTTCCGTTTGCGTATTTAGCCATTATGATACATTTGGAAAGTATGACTGAGGAGAGATATATAAAGATGTTCTCTGCCCGTCTTCATCCAAAGCCCTTTTTATTTCATCTTCGTAAATTAATTTCATTGCTTCTATTCTATCAGGTGCTTTTTTCATAGCTAAATAGTAAGCTAGACCTGCACACATACAGGGTAAAAATCTGTAAACAACATCTGCTTGCTGACCATTATAAGCTGTAGCGTCTTGTATTCTATTGATAGTGTAAAATTTTAAAGTTGTAAAAGTAGAGGCATCAGGTGCTTGATACAAAAGTATTTGTGGCGTTGTTTGTCTATCAACGAAATACTGTGATGGTTGACCTGTAGCTAATTTATTTGGTAAAGCCGCGTAAGCAGATCTATCTATTTTAGTTAAAGACACATCTTGTGTATTAGCATTGTCAGAAGCTAAAGCTGTAGTAGATATGTAAGCCTCTAATACATCACTGACTGCAGCGTCAACAGAATATTGTGCAGTTCCTGCTACTAAGGATATTTCATTTAAGGATACTTTCCAAAGATGTACTCCTCTATTACCCCAGTCAGAAAATAATAAGTTCAAAGATCTTCTTGCAGTTTTTAAATCATAACCACCCATAGCTCTTTGACCACATCTTTCAAATGCCTCATTAATGATATCGTCTATATTTAAATCAAATGATGATTGTCCTGATGTTGCCATAATTAAAACCTCTTCCTAATTCTTGCTTTTGCTTTTCCTGATGAAGTAACACCAAAATCAAACTCCACATTGTTTTTGTAAATTTTTTTATAATTTAAATTTGGGTCAAAACTAACTTTTGTTTCTCTATAAGCTTTTACGAGATCGTCTGTATATTTAGGCATATCAACTTTAAATAAATTAAATTTAACCTTGCTTTTAGTTTTAGGTCTTTTTACATCTCCGCCTAAATCTCTTTTTAAAATTGTTTTCACGTTTGTTGGTTTAGGTCCCACATTGGCAACTGCCCGTTTCCTGGCAACGGCAGATTTTCTCTGTCCCGCTGTCATTCTTCTTGCTTTCGCCAGAGGCACGCATTTTGGATATTTCCGTTTCATGTCCGCTTTTAGTTTCGAACGGCCACATTTTGCATAGGAACCATCTTTTCGCTTGCTCCCAATATCTACCCAATTTTGTTTGAACCACGCTTTTAGTCCTCCTTTAGACATTAGATCATTCCTTTGTAATACTTCTCATAAGACTTGTTAGAAATTTTTTTTCCATCTATCTCACTCTTAATGTATGATCCAATATATTTTCCTTCAGTTGCTTTTATTGTGCTTAAAGTTTTTGCTTGGCCAGCGTGTAACTTAGAAGCTTTTCTTAAACCTTTAATTACTTTATTAATTTTAACTTGATCGCCTTTGGCATATTTCATTATACCACCTTTCATAGCTGGCTTTGGTCCTTTAAAATCTTTTCTTTTTACTCCAGATGGATCTTTAATTTTACCTGCACAGATTTTAGATGCGTAGGCATTTGCATATGCGCTCGGGTACACTGCAAATTTTCTCTTCGCCGCGGCTTTTCCTCTAGGACATAGTTTAGTCATTTTTACTCCTGTAATTTAGTTTGTGCGGCCGCATTGAGAGATATCTTCTTCTCCTTTTTACGGTTGTACAACTTCTTGGATTGTATCACTTTTGGTCTGTATGTTCTAGACCTTACGAGTTTTGCGAATAGATTCTTTACCTTTTTTTGCAATATTAACCACCTGTGTTTTACCCATCACTTTAGCACGTTGTTCCATGACAGTTAATATCTGTATCTTTCTTGCATAAGGCTTATTTACATTTTTGACTTTTTTCACAGTGGCTCTCGCATCTGCAGGAGTCGCAAATTTAATTCTTACTGTATCTTTTGGATTTTCATCAGTATAAAGTCTTCTGTCAGAACCTTTGGGTTTTTTACCTGTCCCTTTTTTAGGATCTGCCACGTCTCATATCCTTTATATGTTTTTTTATTATTTTAGATTGTTTTTTGTGCAGTTTAGATGCTTTATTCAGTGCGCTCGCGACTTTTTTTAATTTACCGTTTTTTATTCCACCTTTACTATAAACAGGAATTTTTCTTTTTTCTCCTCTAGCTCCTCTAAGCTTACCTTCTATTTGTTTAGGTGTTTGTGATCTTCCTATAGGCATATTATTCTAACCATGGTTTATATTTTACCTTACCATCTTCTCTTATGGCACGCAAGGATTGTTGTCTATTTGAATTTGAAGAATATGAACAATGTATCCAGCCCGAAGTCGGTTCGTTGTCTCGGTAAAACTCGAGGATTAATTGATCAAATTCTAGTTCATTCTTAATCCAAAGAGCAAGCTCCCTATTATCTACACCAGGTATTTCAAAGTCTGCTGCAGCTGCACCATCGTCTGCTACGTGTTGACTATTAATGCTGCTACCTATTTCTGTGCAAAGCTGTGCACAACGAAAGCCACTAGATATAATTAATGGTCTATCAAAATGTGATCTCACTGGCTGTAATATATTCACAGCCAACGCTTTTAGGTTCTCTATTTGCTGAGGTCCAGGATTATTGTTGATACCTTTTCTCTCCGCAATCTGAGACTTAGTTAACTCATCAAGAGTTATATTTGCTGTAAGTTTCATCAATATCTATTCTAGTGTTTTTTCAAAACGCTGTAAATACAAGTTTGTTTTTTATTTTTAGTCAATATATACAAAATTTATTAAAATACGTCTATTTTTGTTAGTACAAGTAGTCCCAGTATGTAAAGTATTAGATTTAAATATCACAATGGAGTTTTCCTTACTTAAAATTTTTTTATCACCAACTTTACAATAACCATCATTATCATTTAAAAAAAATACAGCAGAAGTAAATCTTTCATCATTTGTGTCAGTATGCATACCTGTTTCTAAAATTTTTTGTGTTTTTAAGTTTAAATTAGCTTTTATTTTCCCAATGCTTTTTGGATTTAATTTATCTACTATAGGTAAAACTAAATCATATGTTTTTCTCGCTACATTATTCCAAAAAAATACGTGCGTAAATTGATCAACTCTAGGAGCAGGTGGATCAACACAATATTCATTATAAGTCCATGGAAAATCTTGAGAAAACATTATATTTTTAATATCATTAAATTTTTTAAAATCTAAAAAATTGTTTATTACCTTCATTTTTTCTTTTCTTCGATCTCATAAAAGAATTTATCAGTGTCTTCAGTTCTCCATTTACTTGTGTCTTCGACATTCCATTCTGAAGTTTGTACTTTCCAATCAGGGACATTATCCTTAACTGTAAATGATGGTATATCCCAAATTAATCTATTATTAGGTTGCGCTGCATAATTACCGTCATCTAAAGCTAAAACGTGTGCACATTTATGTTCATGTGGTATTTCCGAGTGATCCGTATCTAAAATGTTTGGTTCAGGATGAGCAAAATCAATTGTAAATAAATATTTACCATAGTGCCATTTTTTATCTTTACCTATATATTTTCCTGATTGTGCTTCTAAAATGTCCCAAGAATGAACAGCAGGGTAATAACTAAAACAGTTCCATAAAACCAACTCATCAAGCCTACGTTTAGGAACGTCTTGCGGTTTAAAACCTCTTTGAATAAATGCAGATATTGGGAGACGATAGAAGATAGCTCCATTTTCCATAATACAATGAAAAAGAGGACTACGCCCCGTGATAGCCGATATACCGAAAATAATGCAGTCTTCAACTTCTCCATGATGTTTTTTAAGATCATATAAATATTCCCTTCTTATTTGTGCATACTCAACAGGAATGTTAGCGTTTAAGTAACTCATTATTGAATTATACTTAAAATTTTCTTACGATCCATGTATATTTCTGTCTTAGCTTTTACTTTCTTACAAGTGAATACAACTCTCTCAGGATTTACCTCGTTCTGCGCGATACGTTTTGATTTCAAACAATCGCTGAGGCTCGGTTTGTATACATGTTCTATCATTGAACCGTTTAAAGTTAAGATTAGTGCAAATACAGTTTCTATCATGATGTTACTTTTCCTTTGTTTGGTCCACGTTTATATCTATATTTATGTGTACCAGTC